AAACAAATTCCGGGGGGGTATGACTATTGATTGCCTATATAGTATTCATATTCGTTTTAATCCTACTGCTGACGGGCGTGTTGTTCTACGCCATAGGCGGTGCCATACTCGTGTATGTAGCATGGGTATTGATACAGTCCACAAAATAAATACATAAGCCACAACACCACGCGACCATAGACGAGCGTTAAGTCGACCATAGGGTAATACCTATGGTTAGGTTGTGCTATTTAAATCGCATAGCGGTCGATTATGAGCGTTTATTTTTTGCCATTGATTCTGATATGACCTTGTTTGACCTTATTTGACCAATTCACTCAATTTTTCCTACCACTCGCCAATGATATGAATTCGGCAGCCGAAACCTAAAACTCAAAATTTAACTTAAAAAAATATAATCTAAAGTGGAAACCAAAAGGGAAACCAAGATAAAGGGAAACCTAAAGGGAAACCAATCCGTTGATCGACCTGTAATACATTATTTGACACAATTGAAAACAGGGTGTAGTGTTTTAGATTCGTTTTATTTTTTAACTAGAGAGGAAACAACATGAACTATGAAACTATTGAAGTAAGACTCAAGAAACGGAATTGGTATTTACTAGGACTACTGCTTGGGTTCGCACTTGGATTTTTAACAAGGGAGGTATTAATATAATGGTGAGAGAAAAAATTATAGCGTGGGAAATCGTTGGGTATACCAATGACGGCCAAATAATTAAGCTATCCGAATGCCCTAATGATGTAGCAGAAAAAGTTGACGGGTGGATAGAAGAATTAGAATCTGACAATGATGTAACGGAATCTGACTATTTATACAGAGAACACTATAAGAAAAGGAGGACTGGGTAGATGAGTAGAGAAGAAAAGATTCAAAAGATTGTAGAGCTTGAATTTGAAGAACTATGTATGTCATCAGAGGTTCAAGACGGGTGGTGCAAGTGGGTATTGTTAAATGGGTTCACAGGGTTTAAAGATTATACTGATGTGGAACTTGATAGGAAACTTAAAGAATTACAGGAGAGTGAACATGAGTAAAGGATACAAAAGGTTTAGCGTTATCATTGATGTAAAACTTGATGACGAGAAGTATGAAAAGGTATCAAATTGGGAGGGCATTGAACCTGTTGACTTTGTAAAATCAGTAATCGCAGACCATGCACGAGATCGAGGGCTACTACTTCAAATAGATGTATGTGAAAGTGATAACCCGCTCGTTGATAGACTAATGGAAACCCGCGAAAAGATTATGAAAGACGACGCGTTTAAAGAACTTGAAGACGAGATTATATCTAATAATAAATTTTGTATAGGAGGTAATTGTGAAGACTGAGGGATTAGTAGAAAATTGGACAGGCAAAATAAGTGACTTTTTAGTAGGTAAAACTATCAGACATATTAGATATATGACTGCTCAAGAGGTAGATGATATGGGGTGGACTAAAGCTAATATTGTTATAGAATTCACTGACGGGCATTGGATTGTTCCTATGATGGACGACGAGGGTAATGACGCGGGTGCATTGTGGACTTCCGAGGGGAATAAGTTAAGTATTATCCCTGTTATATCGAGGGGGTATTTATGACACCTGAAAAGAAAGTTAAAAACAAAGTGGTGAAGATATTAAAAGCGAACGGCTGCTACCACTTTTATGCGTCAACAGGGGGATATGGTTCATCGGGTGTGCCTGATATTATCGCCTGTTATAAAGGAATGTTTTTAGGTATTGAGTGTAAAGCTAATGGCAATAAACCAACGGCACTTCAAAATAGAAACCTATCCGAGATAAGAAAGGCGGGGGGATATTCAATGGTCATTGACGAAACCGACCTAGACGCATTAGAATTATTTTTTAAAACGCAAGACATAAATTTATTAAGAGGGTAAATACATGAGAGCAAATTTAAAAGACGATCCCGTCGACAGACCCAAACACTACACTACGACAAAGTTTGAAGTCATAGATGTATTGGAAGAGTTTTTTCCGCAAGACCCTTTGTTGTGGCAATGTGGCAAATACCTGATGAGATGTAAACATAAGGGAAACCCGATTCAAGACCTAAAGAAAATGATATGGTATGCCCAAAGGCAGATAAAATCATATGAGGATAAAGGCGTTGAGTGACTTTACTCATGCCCTACTAGATGATGAGGGCGAGATTATCAGGAAGTATAGGTGGAGTAAAAGTGAAGCAAAGTGGTTTACTGAAAATCATTTTCAAGGTAGGATAGTAAGATTAAAACAACCGAAACCAACACAACAAATCTCACAATACGAATTAGCGTTTGATAATTGTGAAGAATGTTTATTTTAAACGAAAGGAAAAGGAATGCCAAAAGTGGCTTACACTGAAGAAGAAAAGAAAAAGATTATAGAAAGAGCAGAAGATTATATGAATAGGAAACCAGACACTACAAGAAACAAAGTAGCAGTTTACTCGGGGGTAGCTATTTCAGTATTAGAAAAGTGGGGAGTTGTTCTACCTGAACCTATAACTGCAAAACAAAGAATGAGAAAAAGTCCGTGGAAAAGGGGCCATATGGTATGAGTGATGATTTAGATAATGCCGATAAAGAAACTCGGCTTATGCTCGAAGCAACATTATCTAATGTAGATACTGAAGTGCCTGATAATAATACAGGGCGTTGTATATGGTGTGAAGCAAAAGTAAAAGACAATCGTAGGTGGTGTAGTATAGAATGTCGTGATGAACATACAAAATATGCGAATAAATTATGACTATTATAAAAGAAGATAACCGAGTTGGTCCCGCAGTGTGTTACAAGTGTGGTGATGACGCAAAGATTAATCATGGGGGCAAATGGTATTGCTCTATTGAATCAGACATGGGTGTGATGAACTTAAAAGGATTTTGTATAAAAGAGAGAAAGGGAAAACTTGAATCTAATAACGATTGACTTTGAAACATTTTATGATGTAGGTTTCAGCTTATCAAATTTAACAACAGAAGAATACATTAGAGACCCAAAGTTTCAAGTAGTTGGGTTTGCGGTCAAGATAGATGACGGCAAGACTAAATGGTATTCAGGTTCACATGAAGAACTCAAGGCAGCACTTGATAAAATAGATTGGGATAATTCATTACTTGTCTGCCACAATATGCTTTTTGACGGGGCTATCTTAAGTTTTATATATAACATAACCCCAAAGATATACCTTGACACTTTGTGTATGGCTCGTGCAATACATGGAACAAACGCGGGGGGATCGTTAGCATACTTATCCAAGCATTACAATCTAGGTGAAAAAGGAACAGAAGTCCTTGACGCTAAAGGTAAAAGGTTAGAGGACTTTCAACCGCACGAACTGCATAGATATGGGCAATACTGTATCAATGACACCGAGTTAACCTATAAACTATTTCAGATTTTATCTAAAGACTTTCCCCACGACGAATTAAAACTAATAGATATAACTATTAGAATGTTTACAGAGCCTTTGCTTGAGGTTAACGACGGGCTACTTATTACAAGACTTGAAGAACTTAAGATAGAAACCCAGGAGTTATTACAGGGGTTGATGTCTAGGTTAGAGTGTGAAGATGAGGAAGCTGTTAGGAAAAAGTTAGCGAGTAACAAACAGTTTGCCGAATTGATAACCGAGTTGGGTGCAGTTGTTCCTATGAAGATATCCCCTACGACCGAAAAAGAAACCTTTGCATTAGCAAAGACCGATCAAGGATTTATAGACTTACAGGGACATGAGAACTCTTTTATACAAGAGTTGTGTGCAGTTAGATTAGGCACAAAGTCTACGATAGAAAAAACTAGGATTGAGAGGTTTATAGGTGTTGGTGCTAGGAACAAAGGGAAACTACCAATCCCTTTGAAATACTACGGGGCGCATACGGGAAGGTGGTCAGGGTCAGACAAAGTTAACTTTCAAAACTTACCGTCGAGAGACGCACGGAAGAAAACATTGAAACAGGCGGTGGTTGCACCATATGGTCATAAGGTAATTAACTGCGATTCATCTCAAATTGAAGCTAGGATTTTAGTATGGCTATCAGGTCAGGAAGATGTCACACAATGGTATGCCGAGGGTAGAGATGTTTATTGTGAGTTTGCAAGTAAGGTTTATAACAGGAAGATAGACAAGCGAAACAAAGTAGAAAGAGCAGTTGGTAAGACTTGTATTCTAGGACTAGGATATGGAACGGGTGCTGCTAAACTTCAAAATGTTTTGAAGCTAGGTGCGGGTGTAGAGTTTGATGAAGCCGAATGTAAAAGATTAGTTCAGGTATATAGAGAGTTGAACAATAAGGTTACAGACTTTTGGCGGACTTGTGAGAACGCGTTGCAAGATTTAGTTTATTGGCCCTCAGGGAAAGAACCATACTATTTAGATAAACATAAGACACTACTCGTAGACAAAGAGGGTATCAAGTTTCCGAACGGACTTTATATACGCTATCCCGATCTCCATGTAGATACTTCTGAATCTAACAAAAGATATTTATATAAGAAAAGATATAACATGCAAGTCACTATTTGGGGTGGGAGTGTAACCGAGAATGTAGTTCAAGCATTAGCTAGGATTGTGATTGGGGAACAGATGATACAGATTAATGAGAAATATAGACCCGCATTGACAGTGCATGACGCAGTTGTCTGTGTGCTACCTGATGAAGAAGTAGAATCAGGAACAAAGTATATTGAGAGCATCATGTCCGTTGCACCTGAATGGGCAGATGGATTGCCTATTGCTTGTGAATCAGGCGTGGCTGATAACTACGGAGATTGTTAATGGATTTAGATATTGAGTGGGAAGAAGAAGTGGTAAAACAAACATCGCCTTTTACTGTTATACCTATGGATATTGATATAGAAGCGGTAACTAATAAAGTTCTGTCTGCGAAAGACAAATGGATTAATAGGTCAAAGGACTATCCGTTTTATACTTTAGGTAGAGGGGCGTATCTTGACGGAAAAACAAAAGAATATTATAAAGATCTATCTATTGAAAACGAGACAATGGTTCACACATTTGCTGATTTATATACACAAATAGGGGTAGTGTTGAATAGTGTATTTGCAGAAGATGTCTATCTAACGACCCAATTAAGAGTTCCGGGATTTCATATTTTTCCGAGTGACAAAAAGTTTTTAAAGATAACAGGCAATTGGCACCAAGATTATCCTCATACTACACTAGGGCTAGATGATATAGATAGCTATGCTTTTACACTTGCTATCAAACTACCCAAATCAGGCGGGGGTATGGACTACATAGATGAGTTTCACCAACAACAACACTTAGCGTATAATGAGAAAGACCTAGTGATACATAATGGTCAAACAATTCATAGGATAGCAGGAATGAAAGAATATGTTCCTAATGAATACAGAATTACATTGCAAGGACATATAGTCAGACGAGGTGGGTTACTAGAAGCATTCTTTTAGGAGAAAAAGATATGACTTTAACAGAGGGCGCATTTATTTTAACAGTAAGTTTGAGTGGTAACTACGACGATCTAGAATTTGTAGGTTACTTCCATGACTGTCAGACGGCGATAGCATACTACCATGAGAATTGTAGTGAATATATGGCGGCGAGTTGTTTATTAACGGAGTATAGTAATCTTCCTGACGACCACCCTAATGTATTTGGATTTGAAATAACCGAACCACAATCCTGTGGCTTCGTCGGAGTAGACCCTAAAACTTTTACAAAGGATAAATAGTGGCAAAGATTAAACAAACGGAACAAGTAAGAGAACCAGTGCATAAACGAACGAGTCAGGGGGGTAGGGTAGCCAAGACTTCTACTATGAATAAAAGCTTTCGTAATTCGTTTAAAAAATATCGTGGACAAGGAAGATAGTGGAAGAACAAACTAAAGACAATTACACATGGAGTTTTTCTTCACTTAAACAATATCAAAATTGCCCAAAGCAATATCATGAAATACGAGTGCTTAAAAATTATACAGTTAAAGAAAATGAAGCTATGATTTATGGTAAAGAGGTTCACTTGGCTCTTGAGAATTATGTAAGAGACGGTGTTGAGTTAGCAAAGAACTATCAACAGTTTAAAAGTATGGTCGACGGGTTAATAGAAATCAAGGGTGTAAAGCATTGTGAATTAGAGATGGCGTTGACTAGAGATAGAAAACCATGCGACTTTCAAAGTGATGATAGATACTGCCGAGGTATAGCCGATCTTGTTATTATAGATGGAGACTATGCGTTTGTAGTTGATTATAAAACAGGCAGTAATAAATACCCCGATACAAAACAATTGAAGCTAATGGCTCTCATGATTTTTGAACACTTCCCTGAAGTAAACACAGTTAAAGGTGGACTAATGTTTGTTGCCAAAAATAGTTTTATATCTGCTCAGTACAAAAGAGAAGATAAAGATAAGCATTGGAAAACTTTTGAAAAAATCCTAACTCGCCTAGACCTAGCATACGAATACGACAATTGGCGTCCTAATCCAACCCCCCTTTGTGGTTGGTGCAGTGTTAAGACCTGCGAATTCCAAAGAACTTAATGTCAACCAGCACTTGACTCATGTTTGGGATATGTTACACTAATATTCCACAATAGAGAGAACGGTGTATGCAAGTTATAGATAACACAGCAGTAAAAATGACGGTGCCTGATTATATGGTTCCACATATTGAGAAAGAGATTGAGAAGTTTGAAGTTGTCGGACAAAAAGGCAACCTTTCCGAAGTAGTTATATATTGGGGGGTGCAAGAGATGACACGGTTAAACCAATTAGTTTCTTTCCGTAAACCTTTACCGTCTCCCATTACTAGAGACTATGATTGGCCCGGGGTCTTTGAGCCGTTCGATCATCAGAAAACTACATCTGAATTTTTATCTATAAACAAAAGAGGATTCTGTTTTAACGAAGCGGGGACAGGTAAAACTTCTTCTGCTTTATGGGCGGCGGATTATCTTATGAAGCTCGGTTTAATTAAACGAGTGTTAATTATTTGCCCGTTGTCTATTATGTATTCTGCATGGGAAGCTGATGTTCAGAATACAGTTATGCACCGAACAGTAGGGGTTGCTCATGGAACACAAAAGAAAAGAGAATTAATTATTGAAGAACCCTTTGATTTTATATGTATTAATTATGACGGCGTAGGTATTGTTCGAGAGACCATAGCAAAAAATAATTTTGATTTAATTATTATAGACGAAGCTAACGCATACAAATCACCAAGCACGGCGAGGTGGAAGACCCTAGCAAAGATAATTAAACCTGAAACTAGGTTATGGCTTATGACAGGAACTCCCGCAGCTCAATCGCCTGTAGACGCATATGGACTAGCCAAGCTAGTCTCGCCAGAGAGAGTCCCAAAATTTAGTGGGGCGTGGCGAGATAAAGTTATGACCCAAGTAACAAGATTTAAATGGGTGCCACGATCGGCTGCAAAAGATTTAGTATTTAAAGCATTACAACCTGCGATACGATTTGCTAAAAATGATTGTTTAGATTTACCTGATGTCATGTATCAGACTAGAGAGGTGCCACTAACTCCTCAAGTAGTTAAGTATTATAAAACCTTAAAAGATCAAATGCTTATTGAAGCTGCGGGCGAAATGATTAGTGCAGTTAACGCTGCAAGTGGTTTGACCAAACTGTTACAGATATCAGGTGGGGCAGTTTATACAGACAAAAAAGATGTTATTGAGTTTGATATTAAACCAAGACTCGCCGCTCTTAATGAAGTAATAGATGAAACAAATCAAAAAATACTAATATTTGTCCCATTCAGACACACCATAGAGCTAGTTAATAAACATTTAGTAAAGCAGGGGTATGGGTGTGAGATTATCAATGGTGATGTAAGCGCAAATGAACGCCGTAATATATTTAATAGGTTTCAAAACTTTGATGACCCTAGGGTTCTTATTATTCAACCTCAGTCAGCTTCGCACGGCGTGACTTTGACTAAAGCAGACACAGTTGTTTTTTGGTCGCCTGTTAGTTCAGTTGAGGCTTACCTACAATGTATCGCTCGTATTGATAGAGTGGGACAAAAGAATAAGATGACTGTAGTTCATTTGCAGGGATCAGAAGTAGAGAGAAAAATGTATGCCATGCTACAGGGTAAAGTAGATGCCCACACAAGTTTAGTTGATTTATATAGGGACGTTATATCATGAAAGATTTTCCGGAAGACGAAATAAAAGAATTAATTGAATTAGTTAATGAAAGAATTGAGGACCTCTGCGAAGTAGAAGAACAAGCGTTTTTAATCTTGACTGCGATAGTAGTGTGTATTTTGCAGCAAAGAGAAATCAGCCCTTCTGTTTTTGCGAGTAACTTAGTAGGCGTTCATAGGAATGCTATGGCGTCAATGAAAGATGTAGAAAAACTTTTAAAACCATTTATGAGAGGAAATAAAAAATGAGTGAAGTAGAAGATAAGATTCAGTTAGGGGATTATGTTGGTGCTTATATTGCCATTCGTAATCAAAGAGATACATTAAAAAGAAAGTTTGAAGCTGAAGATGTCGGCTTGAAAGAAGAACTTAAAAAACTAGAAGCCGTTATGTTGCAAGAGTGTAATAACATGAACGCCGAAAGTATTAAGACAAGTTCAGGAACTGTTATTAAAACACTAAGAGAGAACTTTGTTTGTAGTGATTGGGACGGACTAAAAAGCTTTATCATGGAAAACAATTTGGTAGAACTGTTGCAACAAAGATTACATAACGGCAACTTAAAAGAATATTTAGTTAGTCATGGCGAAGACGGGTTGCCCCCAGGAATTAACTCTATGCGTGAGTATAGTATTGTAGTTAAAAAGCCATCTAATAAAGCATAGGTTATGGTAAACGAATTAGATAAGATTTTAGATAGTAATCCTGAAGTAGCGACTGACTCTTTAGATTTAGACACCTTATCTGTTGCAGGTGCGAGATATGTCACGCATCAAAGACTAAAGATTAAAGACGGGTTGTTTCATAAACATATGGATAACTCTATTGAAACTTTGAAAGGACATGAAGTTAAAGTCGTTATTGTTCGTATGGCACAATCGCCTAGTCGAATGTATTACCCTGCGTCTTTTGATTCTACTCAATACACTAAACCGACTTGTTGGTCTAGTGATTCTAGAGTTCCTGATCCAGAGGTAGCTAAACCTTTATCTAGTTCTTGTAATCAGTGTCCTTACAGTGTTCGTAACAGTGTTATTAGTAACGGGACTTCATGTAAGATTTCATGGCTAATAGCCGTAGTAATAAAAGACGATGTAGAGGCAGGGGTATTTCAATTTGTTGTACCCTCTAACTCATGTTGGCAAAAAGAATCATTTGGTAAATGGGGATTGAAAGCATATGTTAGTATGCTCGCCACCAACAATGTTAATGCAAGTAGGTTAATAACCAAACTTCATTTAGACCCTATGGTCGCATACCCCAAAGTATTATTTTCTCCTAGTTCAGCAGTAGACTCGGAATATGTTGAGATACTAAAGAATTTAGGGGAGAGTAAAGAAGCACTCAACGCAGTGCAATTAAACGTAGTGCCTAAACTACCTAACGCTGAAAGTTTTGGCTTTAGCAGTGAAGACACTATGCAAACCGACCGCAAGACAGAAGCTAATGCTATTGTTAAAAAGTGGTCACACTTAAAGGAGAAATAAATATGGCCCAACAGCCTATAGCAATAACTACTCCAACAGGAGTAGCACAGTACCCGTGGTTATCTAAAGCGGACACTAAATGGAATGAAGAGGGTGAGTTCAAAACTAATCTGATTCTTTCTGAAGCGGACGCTGAACCACTCATCAAAACTATCAGTGATGTATTTGCAGAAAATGTAAAAACAACAACTGAAGAAACAGGTAAAGCACCTAAAACTGCTACACCTCCGTTCGCTCAAGAATTTGGTGACGATGGCAAACCTACAGGCAATATGATTATTAGGTTTAAGTCAAAGTTTAAGCCAAAGATTTTTGATGCGTCAGGGAAGTTAATGACTGAAAGTAATATTTGGGGTGGCTCAGAGATTAGAGTTAACGCTCAAGTGGTTCCTTACTTTACCGCATTGATCGGTTGTGGTGTAAGTCTTCGACTATCAGCAGTGCAAGTAATTAAATATGTTGAGGGTGGCACTAACTCAAACGCTGATAACTTTGGGTTTAATCCTGTTGAGGGCTTTACACAACCCGCAGAAGAAACATTTGAACAAGTAGCACCTAGTAAACCTGCTCCGCTATCAGCTGACACACTACCTCAGTCTGACTTGGCAGTTGAACAACCTGTATTAAAAGATAGTGGCAAAGCACCTGTAGCAGAACCTACAGATGTGAATGACATTGTTAAAAAATGGTCTGTTAAAAACTAGGAGGTCTTATGTATACCGAAAGATATTTAAGAGACCTTTATTCTTTTAACGAGAAGAGGTTAGGAGTTCAGCTTGGAAGACTATGTGCTTCGGCAAACCTGCCACCTAGCGAGATAGCTAAAGTTTTAAATGTATCTCGCATGACTGTTTACAATTGGTTTAGGGGCGGTGCCGTACGAAGTAAAAATGTAGACCGCATAGAAGTGTTTATGCGGTTGGTTGAGGATAACATTCAAGCTGAAAAGCTTCCTGTTCAAACTTATAAAGAAGCTAAACTATTTATTAAAGACTATATGCTAGGAAAATTATGATTAATGAGTTCTATAAAAAAGCGTTACCAAGCAGTGGAGTATATTGTGTGGCGGCAATTGATCCAATTAAGAAGATACCTAGTCATAAATTTGTGGAATCTATTGATGACATTGAAGCTGCTGTCAACCAATTTAACCGAGAAAAACAAAATATTTTTGTTGCACTTAGTTCTTTTTCAGGCTATAGCCGTAAGGCAGATGACGCAGTTTATGTAAGGTCTTTCTTTGTAGATTTAGATGTAGGAGAGGGTAAAGGGTATAGCACTAAAGACGAAGCATCACAAGCAGTAGATAAATTTGTCGATCACGCTGACCTTCCCCCGCCTATAAAAATTGATTCAGGAGGAGGCATTCATGCTTATTGGTTGTTTAATAAAGACATACCCGCAGATGAATGGAAGCCGTATGCTGAAAAGTTTAAGGACTTATGTATCAAGAGAGGATTAAGAATTGACCCTGTAGTGACTGCTGATTTAGCAAGAATACTTCGGTGTCCTGAAACATTTAATCTTAAGACTGATCCACCAAGTCCCACTAAAATTATTGATGAGGCGCTACCCGTATATGACTTTGAGGAGTTTAAAGAATATCTAGGAAAGATTATAGACATTCAGCCATTCCCAAAGGTATCTAAAAATCAAATGCAACTTATGAAGCTAGATAATTTTAAGTCTAGTTTTGCAAAGATAAAACAAAAAGGGTGTGCTCAAATTCAATATGTTCTTGATAACGCTAAGACTTTACCTGAACCTTTATGGTATTCAGCATTATCTATTGCTCAACATTGTGAAGATAGAGACACGGCTATACATGAAATATCCAAAGACTATCCGTCTTATAGCCCTGAAGAGACAGAAAAGAAAGCACTTCAGTCTCAAGATAAACCTCATTCGTGTGAGACATTTAACTCTATCAATCCTGAAGTTTGTAATGGTTGTTCGCATCGAGGTAAAATTACTAACCCTTTATCATTAGGAAAAGTATTGCAAGTAGCAACATCTGAAGATGAGAACGCCCTCAAACATAATGGTGTAGCTGTTGGGGAAGATGTTCCCCCCGCAACTGTTGATGCTATCGCAGACAAGACTGCTAAAGGAACAGGTCTAATGAAATTGCCTGAAGAACTTTATCCGTTCGTGTATGGTAAGCAAGGGGGTATCTACTATATGCCTATGGTTAAATATGATGACGATGGTGTGGCTATACCTCAAGAACCTGAATTGGTGACACTGTATGATGTATTTCCAATCAAAAGAATCAACAGTCCTCATGACGGCGACTGCCTATTAATGAAAGCTATATTACCTCATGACCCTGAGCGAGAGTTCTTGTTACCCATGCGGTATGTTTACGCAATTGAAAGACTTAAAGAGATACTCGCAGGTAACGGAGTATTGTTTAACCCTGATGCTAAAGGAGCAAAAAATCTAATGAACTATATAATAAAATGGGGCCACTATCTGACCGCTCAAAAGTCCGCTGAAATAATGAGAATGCAAATGGGGTGGACTCCCGATCGAGAATCATTTGTAGTGGGGGAACATGAACTTACTCGTAAGGGTAAAGAAGTGTCTTCACCTACATCACCTCTATGTCGAGGTATTGCTAAACACTTGAATGTAAGTGGAGATTATTTGGAGTGGAAAAGAGCAGCTAATAGACTCAATCAACGCACTCTTGAACTCCATGCGTTCACACTTCTTACAGGATTTGGTTCTGTATTAATGAATTATACTTCTACTTCGGGTGTGACTTTGTGTTTAACAGGGGAGTCAGGCGCTGCTAAAACAGGTGCGTTATATGGAAGCTTATCTGTATGGGGCAACCCTAAAGACTTGTCTGTTCTAGAAGCAACAGGTAATGGTATGACAGGTAGATATTTAGGACTGCACAACATACCGTTTGGGCTTGATGAAGTAGGTAATATATTACCTAAAGACTTATCTCAACTAATCCACAAAGTATCTCAAGGTAAATCTAAAATTAGAATGCAGGCTTCTGTTAATGCAGAAAGAGACCATGAGATGTCAGCAAGTTTGGTAGCAATCTTTACTTCTAATCATTCGTTGTATGACAAGTTAAGCACTTTGAAGAAAGATCCAAATGGAGAGGTAGCTAGACTAATTGAGTTTTCAATTAAGAAGCCACAACTATTTAAAGATGACGCGACTATGGGTAGAGAGATATTTGATAAGTTTAGATTTAACTATGGTCATGCAGGTAGAGACTTTATATTTAACCTGTATAAACATTCTGACGCTGAAGTTCAGCACATGATGGAAGTATGGGTGACAAAGTTTAGGGAACAGTTTGGAGAAGACACGGCTTACAGGTTTTATGAAAATCTTATCGCAGCTACTATGACAGCAGGAGAGATTGCTTTACAAGCCCATATAATTGACTATGACCTCGACCGTATTTTTGAAAAAATTGTTAGTGAGTTAATTGCTATAAGAGACGGCGTTGTCAAGGTTAACCAAGTAGATTACGCAGGACTTGTAGGTGAGTTTATTATGAGGAATCAAACAGGTATGCTTGCGTTTAACAAAGGAACATTAGAGATGGAGCCGAGGACGGCTTTGATGATACGAGCAGAATTAGATAGTAATTTAATGTTTATATCTAAACCTGACTTCCGAAAGTTCTTATCTGAAAATATGGTGAGTTCTCGTGAGATTGTGCACGAGTTGAATAAGATAGGTATTCAAGTGACTGAAGTTAAAAAGCGTATGGGTGCGGGGTGGAAAGACGCAGCTGCAAGTACTCCTGTTATGGCGTATCGGTTCCCTCTTGATAGCTTTGATAAAATTCTAGAGACAATAAGTGATAACGCATAGAGAGGCTGAATGGGTGTTTCCCTTTGAGGCTATGGAAGTCGGGGATAGTTTTTTTATACCTACGCTTAAAACTGCCGAGACTATTTATGCTATTGAGTCTGGGGCAAAAAGAGCCAAAGTAAAAGTACGCGCCTTTGTTACATTGAAAGATGGGTGTATGGGAGTTAGATGTTGGAGGTTGTTATAAGCCCGATGCAATTCGTAGTCGGGCAATACTTCTAACTACATTATTCATTTGTTTTTCTACATTGGTTAGGGCGGCTCGTTTTTTATCTCCGTCCATTCCAGATTCTATTATAAGTTTTCTACGAGCTCTCAAATCTTTGAGATTGTTTGATAGTCTATTTACTTGCTTTCTAGTTCCAATCATTCTAGCGTTATCTTTACGATACTCAAACGCTTTCTTCGGATTGTATTTCATCAGTCTATTTACTGTTGCGGTAGCCTCGTCTGATGCTTGTTTTAGTTCGTAGAAGTCGTTTAGTTTATCTCTACCTTGAGCGGTATAAAGAAGTGGAGATATAAGCGGAATATCTTTTAGCCTCATCGTAGGCTTCTCATTACCAATCATTGTATTTGCTGCCTGGTCCATAACAAACAATGCAGTAGAACCTACAGTGCCAAAGTAAGAACGAATTATGTGGTCAGCATTAATTGGCGCTACCATGCCGGTGCTACCTAAAAGTTTAGCAAGTTCTGAGGTAGCTTCATTGTACTGTTCTTCTGTTGCTAATCTGCTAAGTCCTAGTCCGATGAGTGGTCTACCTGAATAGAAGTTATAGTTAGTTGCCACTTCAACAGAACCTCTTATTAACTGAGGGAATAAGTTAGGGCCCATCGCTGCATCTCTAACTGCAAGGCTCATGCCGTTAAATAATTTAGTAGCATCAACTTCATTAGTTGTACCTAGTTTAGTGACATATTGATAGGCTTGTTCTGGAATATATTTAGTAAGTAATGAAATCTCCGCACGGACAGGCAGCTTGAATCCTGTTCCAGGCACTATATAGTTTCTAAATTTAATTCGATCATCTAGCTCTTCGTACTCTTCTTCGCCAGCAACTACCATTGAATAAAGCATGTTAAACATTGTAAGGGCTAAAGCTGTTTTTAAGAACAGTATTCTTGCTGTTTGAGCATCTGTTCCTGATAGACCTTTACCTGCCATAGCATTTAGCAATACGTCCATACCCTGAAGATACGCATTAGCAAATGGAATAACATGAGTCATAGTTCTTACTGAGCTACTCGCACCTCTTTTCTGCCAGTTAATAATATTAAGTGCTCGGTTCATAGCTAGTATTTCATTACCACCAGCAACAGATCCATCGGCTTGTCTCACTCCGCCAGACTCTAAAAGTGTCTGCACAAATATACCTCGTCGTTGAGCCAAGTCAGATCTAGATGCAAAGGCATCAGTAGCATCAACTAGTTTCTGCCACTTATTCATGTTCTCAACACCTAGTTGTCTTTGAGCTTTTAAGAATATATCTCCAGGTGTTCTACCGAATCCACCTGCAATACCTAGTCTAGCCATTTGATCGTCTATTGCTTTAGTATCTCTAAAGTATTGGTCTCTAACATACCCGCCAATAATTTCTTTTCCTAGTTTTAATGGGCTTCTAACTCCTGAATACATTGCTGCGCCAAGAGCATCGTTAATTACTTGGTAAGTTTGAAAGACAGGGTTAGCAGTAATACCTAATCTAAACCATTTAGCTGCTAGGCCAAACCATTTTAGTATGCCTTTGTATACAGGAAGTGCTCCTTGAATACCTATTGCTAATGCGGGATCAGAATATTCTACAAACTTTCGTTCTCCATCAACCATAACAGGCGCTGCCGTACCAGTTTCAGGTTTCTTATCATATAGTATTAGATTGTTTTGATCGTCATGAAGTCCTACTTGTTTAGCAGCCTCATAGTTAGCATTGTTTCGCAGAGACGCACTAACCGCCCAGAAGTGTTGTTGAAGTAAGTTACCTAGGACATGCTTAGTATCTTTATCCGAACCTGTAAACCCATACTCTCTTCCAATATCAGCAAACCCAGAAAAGTATTGTGTTATAGTCTGGTCTCCTTTACCTAAGTCCTCTATCATTTCTCGGAATAGTGGGACATACCCTTCTCTATCTCTGTAATCATCAGCCATGTCTTTTGTATAAACCCCAGATTGCTCTAACAGATCAATTCTGTTTTTGTTAATTGCATCAATCATTGCACCCACTTCGACAAGCACTGGGTATTGTTGGGCGTATGCTAGTCCTGGTTCAATAGCTGCTTCTTGTTCTGGAGTAATAGTAATACTTTCATTTTTTTCTTTGTCTCTTTCATTTTGTTTTTGGTAGCGTGCGATAAGTTTATTAAGCTGTTTTTTATCGTCGCCTTTGGCTGTCTTAAGTTCTTGATTGGCAGTTTTTATAGCCTGTTTTCTAGATGCAATATTAGCTGCTCTTTGTTCCACTCTATCTAGTTCTAGTCTATACCGTCTAGCAGAAGTGTAAGACTGTATAAGTCCCTCAGCCAATTCAATAGATGTTTGATCTGCTAGTTGTTGTCTTAGTTTTACTAGATTATTTATGTTGTTTTCGTCAATCACAACTCTGGCAACACGGTCTTCACCGAGTACAACTTTTCCTTCCGCTGCAGATTGCGAAGCCATCACACTATCATCTAGTGCTTGAGACATTATTATGTCACCTCTTACGTTTCCTAAGCCGTCAGTAACGGCACCTTCATATTCGTTCAAAAGTTTTCTTTCTATACCTGCACCTGAGTAACCCATCTTTATTCTTACTTGATTCCATAATGAAGCTAGTGAGTCTACTGGTTGGTTTTTAACTTTTTCAAAGCCGTCTACAAAGTTACTATAGAATGTTTTACTATCGTCTTTAACTCCAGAAAGGTATACGCTAGTCTGCTCTAGTCCTGTAGGTACATCTGTTTTAGAATACATAAGATCAGTCTGTAGATCTCCCATGCCCAAAGCAATTTGTGGCGCGCCTGAATCAGATGTAATGTTGTTGTAGAACCCATCAAATCCTAAAGCATTTAATATAGTAGGCCATGGAGTTGTCATCCTGTCTATATAAGGTCGAGGAGGTCCGTCATCTAAGTTTTCTAAAGGGCTAGGAAACAACGGCTTTCCATCTCTATAATTTACCGCGTTATACCCAGGATATCTTATTCCTAAATCTCCACTCCAATCAGTAGCTATATACTGAAGGGTCATTCCAGCTTCAATTGTTCTAGAGAAATTATCAACGGGCGTATTTAACTGCTTGTTAAGCATTTCTGCTTCTTTTTCGTTTACTTTGTAATCTGTTGATACTACTTTTAACGGTCTATCTACTTGATAGCCAAATACATTGCCTCTATCCATGGGACCAACTTGGTCATCAAAAGGTCTGTTTCGATCTGTTCTATATTGTCTGGCAAAAGCATCGGCAGTGTCTAGTTCTTGGTGAAAAAATATTAAACCTCCTTCAGTGGTAAACCCTGATTGACTTTTTATAGGCGGCTCAGCCAACAATGTATTATCATTATCGCGTATTTTATTTCCAAGAGGGCGAGGAACTCCGTGATATAACATCTCTCCTGACCTTAAAGTTAAACCATATTCTTCAAAGCCACCCCCAATTTCTTTGGCTTCTTTTTCTCTTTTTAGCTCATCTTTTTTGTTTTGTTCTACCGACATCTTTCTTAATACTCTAGTTAGTGGTTTGTTCCTAGTAGTATCTATTACAGACAGTTGAACTGGAGTTAGTCCCAATGATGACGCTATTATTTGATTGTTTGTAACCTTATCGCTTTTAGCTAGAGCTGATCTAGTAGAATACATAATTAAGTCTTGCATATCTGCAGTAGTTAATGTATTAGGATTGAAGAACCCAAGCTTACGTAAGAAGTTTTTAACCGCTGCAACTACTCGTTTGAACAATGTATTTTGTGGACTTTGCTCACCTATTTTAGCCATGACTTCTTGTAGATATAACTTACCACCCACTTCAAGGTCTGGATATTTTCTGCCTACTTCGTCCCATACTGCTTTAACTTTAGCGTCAGTATTTTTAAGACTGTTTAGTCTACCTAGAGTAGCACCATAGCTATCACCTAGCATACGCTCTAGTCCGTAGTGTTCTCCAAGTTCATGCAGTAATACTTTTCTACCTTGTCCCGGCATTACTTTAGATGCAACGATATAAACCTTATTTGATCTAGGGTCGTATGCACCGTTAGTTGTAAATTCGTATCCTTTAGTTCTAGGAGGTAGTTCAGTTAAGTGGTTAACAATAACTAATTGTCCTGAGTCGATTGCTTTGTCAATGTCTGAACCAAATTCTTTTCTTAATGATTCGGTAATAGAATCTGCAGTCTCTACAGGACCTAGTGTATCAGACCTAGACTCTTGTACTGCTAGTTGTTCTTTTAGTTTTTTGATTCGATCTCTTAACCGTTTAGGAACTCTTTCACTTGCTTTTATATAACTGCCCGCTTGATACTCAGCTTCTCTAAGTTCAAACGCTAGTCTGTCTTGTTCTGTTTCAGTTCGTGACTCTTGTATATCGTCTACTTTTTTGTAAAAGGTGCTATCCCCTATCTGTTCTTCAGTTTCTTTTTGTATAGGGTTTATTTTGTATGGAACAGGCGCGATATAGTTGTCGTCCGCAAAGTAGTAATCCTCAGCTTTAGTTCCAATAGGTTCACCTTTTAATACATTCGTTATAGCGTCCTCTACTGCTTGTCGGCGAAACCTTTTGGTGTCGTACATTTCTACAGAAACACCTCGTTCAATAAGCATCTCAGAATAATTTAGCCCTTCTAAGTCCTTACCAAATATTTTTTCTAGTTCCTTTTCAAATTTATCGCGTTGCTTTTGAGCCTCTTTCAAAAGACGGTCATATTGAGGATTATCCTCCTCCATAAACCTGTTTCTTCTAGCGCGATCAAGGTCTTGATAGGTGTCTATAAGACTTTGAGGTATTTCTATGCCATTAATCATAGGCACTACACTTTGTACACCTTCTATTTTTGGTATTATATAATCCTCAACCGCTTTCTCTGATTTATCTACAAGTGTTGCTTGTCTACCTGCTTTAATAGCTTCTGCACCTGTCACACCTGACCCGGCAAATGGATCAAGCACTGACTCTCCTTCAAATGTAGAGTTAGAAATAAGAGCGCTAAGTAGTTGAGGTGCTTTTTCAGTTGAATAGCTGTTACGACCTGAGGGTCTAACAAATCTAAAGTTAAGATTATCTAAAGTTTTTTCACCTTCTCTTGCTGTTCCAGATTTTGTAAATAAGAATATTCTTTCAGCTGATGCTTCTTTCCCTCTTACATTTGTTACAGGTTTTCCATTCTTAAATAATTTTTTGTATTCTCCTTCCCCTACTACAGAAAGTCCTACATCATTCATAGCATTAAGATACGATAGCATATCGTATTGTGCAGAAGGAGCTCCTGATAACATAAGATAGATATGACCATCGGTTTCTTTTATTAAATCTGGAACACTCTCCATTGCTTTTTTAAATTCTGGTCTCTTCATAAACTCATAATCTTTAATGCCCCTATTACCCCCTCTAACAGCGCTACTAAAGTATGCAGGGTCTAGGAATATCATGTCAAACGGTTCGCGTTTACCCGCTTTAATTTCTTCTACAAATTTAGGCAAAACATTTACTGCGTCGCCTACTTCTATATGAGCTATCTTTTTGCCGTCTGGTGTAGTTAATGTATAGACCCCTTTATCTACTCTTTCAAACTTACCAGTCTTAGCGCCTTGACCTGTTATGCGACGTACATTAGGTTCTAATATATCTGTTTGTTCTGCTATTTCTTTTATTGTAAGAGGCGTGTCAGACTTTTCTAATGTTTCTATAACTCTTTGCTCTTGTGTGGGTTGTAGTTTATCTAGGTTCTTTAAGGTTTTTTCGTTTTCCCCCTCATAACTTTTAGCTGAAGCACGTAGATTTGCCAGCCCTTCGTTAATAGCTTCTTGTTTTGTAGCAAAGTAAGGGCCATTCTGCAGTGAGTAATACATTGCCGCGGAACCAGAGCCACCAGTTTTTGTACTAAATTCAGTTCTATAGACAAATCCTTTTGGCGTTTCGGCTACTTCTACAAGTGCAAACTCGCGAGATGATTTAGTTTTAGGAGTTACAATAACCTGCTCTATGTTAGCATTGTTTTCTACTTCATCTATTGTTTTGCTTTGATTTCTTAAATCGTCAAACTTGGGGTCTGAAGGATAGACATCCCTTGTATCAGGTCTTTTTGGTCTAGGCGTAGTAGGAGTTTCTTGTGTGGGTGTTACTGCTGGTTGTGTTGTAGATTCTTGAGGTATGCCCATAGGTCCTAGATTTAGATCGTACTCCTGTACTCTAGTGTCAGTTGCTTTTCCCTCCTGCTCTAAAGTTTTTGCAATTTCTTCGGCTCTTTGTTTACCACCTACTTTTTCTTGCCACACAGTCTCTACGTCTGTTCCCTTAATCTTTCCGAACACTACATATCGAAGGTCTTGCGGCTGACTCTTAACGTATTCTTCTATAAGGTTTTCTAAATCACTTCGAGTTTTATCTGTATAATAATCCCCTATATATTTTTGTAGTTCTCTATAATAATCAGACGTCTTAAGATCTGGTAGTGTGCTATCGCGATCTGGTTTTCTTGATTTGTACGCGTCAATAAGTGTTTTAGGTATAGACTGACCATTGATTTCTACGACTGCTCC